TATGAACCACGCTGATCACTCAACCTACGAACACATTATTCATATGTTTCTTTGCTGTCTTGCTGGTCTAGGTATCGGCACCCTAGCAGTCTGGGGATATCAAAAAATTAAAGAATCTAAGAATCACAATCCATAAGATTTACAATAAATTTTGGGTATGATAAAATAATGTTTGCTACAAACATTAAGAAATGCTGAAAAATATTATTGCTTCCCTTCGATGGGGGAAACTTAATCAAGAAGAAAAGGACGAACTAAAAAAGATTTCTCTCAAAGAAGTTTTAGATCGTCCTTATCTTGTGCCCAAACTCCACAAACACTATTAATGAATGAAAAAGAAAAAAACTATTTGGCGTTTATGGGCAAAAGCACTAGGAGACAAGAGTGGAAAGGATGATAGAGAAGCAGATACTGTTGCTTGGATACGCACCTTTATTTTTGTTTCTTACTTGGTTACTAATGTGGCTATTGTTGCCAATGCAGTAAGACACTGGAATGACAATGATATCAAGTCAAACACCATACAAACTTGCGGAAATAATTCGGGATACTTGGCCAAACCTTTATAGACCATCGAAGGATTTTAAACCTCCAGCAAAAATACTCATTGACAAGAAATGTAAAGAAGTGTAAACTAAATAGGAAAAGTATTAATGGAGGATGATGGTATCTTCAACACTTTCACAACCAATTCAACAACGGGGGTGGTTCGATGTTCTCGATGACTGGCTTAAGCGCGATAGGTTTGTTTTTGTCGGTTGGTCTGGCCTTCTTCTATTCCCGACTGCTTATCTCGCTCTTGGCGGGTGGCTTACAGGAACCACCTTCGCAACTTCGTGGTACACCCACGGCATTGCGAGTTCATATCTGGAGGGGTGTAACTTTCTTACTGCTGCTGTATCTACTCCTGCTGACGCTCTCGGACATAGCCTTCTACTCCTTTGGGGTCCTGAAGCTCAGGGAGATTTCGTCCGCTGGGTCCAACTTGGGGGACTCTGGCCTTTTGTGGCGCTCCACGGAGCCTTTGCTCTCATAGGTTTCATGCTTCGCCAGTTTGAGATCGCTCGACTGGTTGGCATCCGTCCCTACAATGCTATTGCGTTCTCTGGTCCAATCGCTGTGTTTGTCAGCGTATTCCTTATGTATCCTCTGGGGCAATCCAGTTGGTTCTTTGCCCCCTCGTTCGGTGTGGCGGCAATCTTCCGTTTCCTCCTGTTCCTCCAAGGTTTCCATAACTGGACACTCAACCCCTTCCATATGATGGGAGTTGCTGGTATACTGGGAGGAGCACTGCTCTGTGCTATTCACGGTGCTACTGTAGAAAATACTTTGTTTGAAGATGGCAATCAGGCAAACACTTTCAAGGCGTTTGAACCAACTCAGGAGGAAGAAACTTATTCTATGGTCACGGCTAATCGTTTTTGGTCGCAGATATTCGGTATTGCATTTAGCAATAAGAGGTGGCTCCATTTCTTTATGCTTTTTGTTCCTGTTATGGGTCTTTGGACATCCTCTATTGGCATCATTGGTCTTGCTCTTAATCTTCGCGCTTACGATTTCGTGAGTCAGGAGATTCGTGCTGCTGAAGACCCTGAGTTCGAAACCTTCTACACCAAGAACATTCTCTTGAATGAAGGACTCCGTGCTTGGATGGCACCAGTAGACCAACCACACGAAAACTTTGTATTCCCAGAAGAAGTTCTTCCAAGGGGTAATGCACTCTAATTGACAACAAGATTAAATATAAGTAAACTGGGAGGGAAACCTCCCTTTTTTAATAAATAAATTTCAAAAAGAAAAATATGACATTTACCATTTACTCAAAAGACGGATGTCCATATTGCACAAAGGTTGAGCAGGTGCTAAAATTAGCGCAGCTGCAGCATGTGATCTATAAACTGAATACAGATTTTACCCGCGAAGAATTCTATTCTGAATTTGGAGATGGGTCTACATTCCCTCAAGTAATTTTGAATGACAAATACATTGGAGGGTGCAATGCTACTGTCCAATACCTAAAAGAAAACAACTTGGTCTAAATGGAAAACAATTTTCTCGAAGTTTATAACGACGTAGAAAAAGCAATTGATTATGCTTTTAATGGACAATTTGTATTAAAGTTCTATGACTACCTCAAAGTTCGCGGATCAAAAAAGGTAGATGTTGATTTGTTCATTGAAAGCCATACTGCAAGTGAGATTGATAATCTCATTTCAGATCTTGATGATTATCTAGAGGGTGGATCTGACGAAATGCATAAACAACTTCGTGAAGGATATGGGCATATTCCAAAACCAGAAGCACGAAAAATTAGAAACTATTTGTATGACATCTTAGATGATGCACGAAAGTATAGCAATGACAAAAGACCCGGAAGGAGAAAAAAGCAAACTAAATAAATCAGAACCCCAGATTAATCGGGGAGTTGAATTACTGTTACGTAATAGGAGGAGAAAACCAGAAAGACCAAAAACTTTTCAAGTGAAGTTTGGTAAAATGGTGTCTCTCTTCCGAAGAGAGTTTCATCTGTTTTTCGAATTTCATTTTGATATCAGAAAAAAATAGACTCTCTGGAGAAAAAAAATGTTAGCAGTAACTCTCACCATCAGTACTCTTATCTCAATAATGTTCTTTTTTGTTGGAGGTGTGGTAGGATGGTTAGCAAAGGAGCATTTCTATAATACTAACGTCGCATATACTCATCCAGAGATGTTTGACGAGAATGGTAATGTTTTACCTGACGAAATTTTAGCAGTACGATTTGAAAATGACTATGACGACTACGAAGAAGAAGACGACTAAACCAGCTGCAAAGCCAATTCAACTTCCACCAAATCCATTTGTTTATGAGATTTTGGAGGTTGTTTCCAAACAGCGTTCTAATGCAAAGAAAGTCGAACTTCTAAAAACTTATGAACATGATTCATTGAAGTCTATCTTTATTTGGAACTTTGATGAGACTGTAATTTCTCTTCTTCCAGATGGTGATGTTCCCTATGGAGATGCAGAAGATCAATCTGTTTATAGTGGAACGCTCTCTGACAACATTAGGCGTGAAGCAGCAGGTGGAGAGTCTGCAACAGGTCAGGATATGGATGGAAGGGGTAAGACTTCTCTGCGTCGTGAGTATCAGAATCTTTACCACTTTGTTCAAGGCGGTAACCCCAGTTTGAATAACATTCGTAGAGAGATGATGTTTATTAATCTTCTGCGTGGTCTTCATCCTCTTGAAGCAGAAGTTTTGATCCTGACAAAGGACAAGAAACTTGCGGACAAGTATAAAATCACCAAAGAAATTGTTTCCGAAGCCTACCCCGACATTCGATGGGGAGGACGTTCCTGATGGGAAAGGGTATTAATATTATTCATGTAGACTGCGATCCATCTTTTGCAAATGATAATTCCCTACCAAGAGACTCTTACCTTGTAACTTATGGTGACAATAATCAGCAAAAGTATGATATTGTTCAAGGTCTTCAGTCTGATATTTTTGATGAATATTGGGACAAATATCGTGATTTTAGAGGACTGAAATGGACTGACGGTAAAGCTAACCCAAAGATGTGGGGGCATAAAGTAAAAGAAAAAAAGAAAAGATAATGGACGACAATCAACTTCGTGAACAAATCAATCAACTCATCCGAGGTGAAATTCAAGATGTAATCAATGATTATATCGACGAGAAAGAAGACCAGAATAAAAGTGGACTTGGATTTGTTACTACTGATGAAGAAAAAGAATTGAAGATCAATGTCTCTAACAAAGAGATAGAAAAGATCATCAAGAAATATAAAAAGATTAAAAAGAGTGAGAGATCAAATCTATCTCACATTAAAAAACTTGGCCTCTTAGATAAAAATGGTAATCCTTTAACATAATGGGAAAACATTATTTGCTGAACCTGTATGGGTGTGAGTTTGCTCTTCTGAACAATATAGAATTTCTTACAGACTTACTAGAGAACGCTGCATCTGTCAGTGGAGCTACTGTAATTCAAACTATCTTTAAGAAGTTTGAACCACAAGGGGTTACAGTATTAACTCTACTTTCTGAAAGTCACATTAGTATCCATACTTGGCCTGAAAAAGGTGAGGCAGCGGTAGATATTTTTACTTGTGGAGAGTGCAATCCAAAAGTTGGATGTGATATGATTATTCATCAACTCTATGCTGACAATCATACATTAAGTTATATTGAACGGTAACATAAGTTACAAAACTCACTTGCTAAATAATCTCAACAGGGGTATAATACCCTTACGTTCATCCTATGATTTTATCTCTCCTACTGGCAATCGCCCAACCAGAACCAAAGATGCTTCTCACTTGTGAGCAGTTTGAATGGTTGAAGGAAAGGACGATGAGAACTGAATCTCTTTCCGTATGGAAGAAGATTGAGTTCATTGCCAGATTTGCAGACGGGACTGATCCTGCCTGTTTCCCAGAGGTAGAAGAATAGGACGCAAGTAGGACGGCGGAACGGAACGTTCATTCGCTATTCGCAAATAGCGAACGCAAACCGCCCGAAGGAACGGGA